CGCTGCTGCCGGGTAAAAAACTCCACGTGGCGGGCGGCAAGGTTCCGTTTGAATGCGGTATCGACGAGATAAAAACGGTGGGGCGCGTGGTGGGGATTTACAGCGAGGTTAATTGAGGGTGGGTCGTGAGAATCCTACTGGCGGTTGGATTTGCGAGCCCTATCCAAACGGGGCAATAGGCAAACGTATCAAAAAGAAATTCGCCACCAAAGGCGAGGCGCTGGCGTTCGAACAGTACACCGTTCAAAACCCGTGGCAGGAAGAAAAGGAAGACAGGCGCACGTTAAAAGAGTTGGTTGACTCATGGTATAGCGCTCGTGGCATTACTTTAAAAGATGGCTTAAAACGCCAGTTAGCGATGTACCATGCTTTTGAGTGTATGGGCGAACCACTCGCACGCGATTTCGGTGCGCAGATGTTTTCCCACTACCGGGAAAAGCAGTTAAAAGGTGAGTATGCCCGTTCAAACAGGGTGAAAGAGGTATCGCCTCGTACGCCTAATCTTGAGCTGGCCTACTTCCGGGCGGTATTCAATGAGCTAAACCGCCTCGGAGAATGGAAGGGTGAGAACCCGCTGAAAAATATGCGCCCATTCCGCACAGAAGAAATGGAAATGGCCTGGCTAACTCACGACCAAATTTCGCAACTGCTCGGAGAGTGCAAAAGGCATGACCACCCTGATTTAGAAACAGTGGTAAGAATCTGTCTCGCCACTGGCGCACGCTGGTCTGAGGCCGAGAGTCTGAGAAAAAGCCAGCTCGCGAAATGCAAAATCACATACACCAACACAAAAGGCAGAAAAAACCGCACTGTCCCAATCAGCAAAGAGCTCTATGAGTCTCTGCCTGATGATAAAAAAGGCCGTTTGTTCAGTGATTGTTATGGCGCGTTCAGGTCAGCTCTAGAAAGAACAGGCATCGAATTACCGGCAGGGCAACTTACCCAAGTTTTGCGCCATACCTTCGCCAGTCAATTTATGATGAATGGTGGTAATATTCTGGTCTTGCAGCGCGTACTCGGCCATACCGACATCAAAATGACGATGCGATATGCTCATTTTTCACCTGATCATCTTGAAGACGCAGTAAAATTCAACCCATTAAATATTAATAATGAAATTAAAGGAGATGAGTTTTGAATTCTATACCAAATTTATCAATTACTGAGTTATCATTTTCTGGTGGACAAACACTAAAACTCTCTAAGAGAGATAAGTTATTAATTGTTGGACCTAACAATAGCGGAAAATCACAATCAATCAGAGATATTGTAATCTTACAATCTGAGCATCAAGGCACCCCCATAGTCGTTACAAGTATAAAAACACAAAAGAATTTCGACAAAATATCACTCGAGAATTATCTCAAAGAAAATGCGGCATTAGTAAATGGAACGTATCATATAGGAGCCGCACAAGTGCACATGAATCATGTTTCAACTTATAGTGGACACGAAAAAATATATTCACTATCCAAATTATTCACTAAGCAAATAAATGCAAAAGACAGATTAAATATATGTGAACCCCAATCTAGCATTGATTTAACACAACCAAAAACAGTTCCACAGCATGTCCTTTATGACAATAGTGAATTGATGGATAAAGTTAGTGCTATTTTTAAAAAGGCGTTCAACAAAGAATTAGCTTTCGATTATCGCGCGGGAAAAACGATACCAATTCACCTTGTTGAGAAGAAAGATCTTGACCATATTGCTGATCGTGTAAGCAATGAATATGTTAATTTGTTGAGGGAATTTCCACGATTAGATAAACAAGGTGATGGAATTAAAAGTTATGCGGGAATTTTGTTTGAAACCATTGCTCATAACTACGATGTTACAATGATTGATGAACCCGAAGCATTTTTACATCCACCACAAATGCGGAGATTAGGGCAAACACTTTCAGAGGAAGTAAATGGGCAATTGATAGTTGCTACTCATAGTAGCGATATTCTCCGAGGTTTTCTTGAAGGAACAAAGGGAGACCTCAAAGTTATAAGAGTAAGAAGAGACAACAATGTTAATTATATACATGAACTAGATCAGACAATCGTAAAAGAACTATGGTCAAAACCAAATCTGAGATATTCAAATGCATTAGAGGCTATTTTTCATGAGCAGGTAATTATCTGCGAAGATGATAGCGACTGTAGATTATTCAATTATGTTGCAGATCATCTGATAAATGAACATAACCATATTTTTCCTGACACATGTTTTGTTCCAACAGGCGGAAAGCATGCTATACCAGGAATTGCAAATGCACTACGATTATCCGGCGTTCCTGTCAAATCAATTTTCGACTTTGATCTTATTTCAGAAAAAAACATATTGAAAAAAACTTTATTGGCTTTTGGTTGTGAGGTCGAGAAATTGGATAAAGTTTTAACTCTATGGGATCAGATAAATGCAGAGATAACGCAAAAATGCAAGGTAATTAGTAATGAGGATATCAAGAAAAATATTCTTGAATTTCTAGAAAAAACACCTGCAGATAAAGTTTCAAAGAATAAAATAGAAGAATTTTTCAAACAAAAGAAACCATGGAGTCATGTTAAGGATAATGGTATAACCGGATTACCTAAGGGTAATATACGTAAGATATTTCATGAATTCAATAATGAGCTAAAAGCCTTGGGAATATTTCTGATTCCAGTTGGTGAAATTGAGAATTTCAGTGCAGAAACTGGCCTTCATGGTCCTGCCTTTGTTGAGAAATTTCTCACTGAAAGGAATGTTGAAGATGACGATTTGAAGAGTCTTAAGGATTTCGTCTTTGAAGTTTTCAGCTCAAAAATTTCTAATCCAGTTTTAGCATTAAAAGAAACCATCATTGGTGGCGATAAAGTGGCGGTAGAAATGGCGAATAATGGGTAATCATTGGCAAATAGTGGCAATCTATGTCAATGATAAATAACGCAAAGCAATGATTTTCGGTTGTTGTGATAGGCACTCATAATCGCTTGGTCGCTGGTTCAAGTCCAGCAGGGGCCACCAAATTTTAGCTTTGCAATCATATAATTAAGCCACTCCAGCGAGTGGCTTTTTTCTATGTTACTGACAGCGGCCCTTTATCGTCCCCCTACTTCTTAACTGAGCCCGTTCCCAATCCAGACCCCAACTGTATGACGCAGAGCAGAACAGGCTTAACTTCGCCTCGACGACCACCTTGCGGGTCAGTTTTATGATTAGCTTTTGTATCGAGTGAAATGCCGGTAAATTTTTTTCGTTGCCAAAATGGCGAGTACGCCCAGGAGAATTGAAGCTAAGCCAAGGAAAACTAGTAAAGAAAGGAGATGACTGAACAAGCCACCAAAGCTAGTGAAATCACTCAATCGTGCAAACTGCTCCGGAGTGAGTACACGAACGACGATCTCTGGAATAGTTAGAAAGAAAATAATTACTACCAGAACATAAATTGCCACTCTACCGCTTTTTTTCATTATCTTCCTTGCCCCCTATGACAACGATGATCAATTATTGACAGGGTCATGTTACAACAAGGGAAATTACAATGGCAGAAGGCTATGCAAAAATGAAGCTGCAATCAGAAAGGAATTTAGCTCTGGCGCTTACCAAAGCATTGCGAGAAATACAAGCCACCAATATGAGCACTATCGAAAATCTGAAGCTTGGTACACAGCGTTTAATGAACTATGGCTCGTGCTTGATACCAGACGATTACTACCGCAATGCCTGTCGCGAGCTAATAAATGAGGACCGCCGTCTAACATTAGCACTTGCTGAAATTTATAATCGAAACGATGTTGCTCTTGATATGGTTGAGATTTACTTTCGGAAAACTCTCAAACGACTTGGAGAGCAAAAGAGTAGCAATCTCGCTGTCTTTCTTAAAAAGGAATTAGGCGATAAGGCTTATGAGTACGCCGAAAAATCCAGCAAACTAGCGCTGTCCTTAACTATTGCAAAGCTCATAATCAGTAGTGGTGATTTTCATCAGTCGCATATCAGAATGGTCAATTCATTATCATCAATGTATGTTAACGGCGCCATAATCTATTCGAAAGCGCAGGTAGCTGCATTAGCGGGTAATAAGCTCAAATTTCAGGATTCAGAATATTATCAGGCCTTGTACCAACAGAATCTTGAGATGCTTTATTTTCTTATTGAACCACAAATGACAAAAATAATTTATCAAGTTGAATCAGGTGGAAACAATGAGGAAATAATCGGCGATGCTTTATATGAGTTATTAAAAAGATGAAACGAGCAATATTATGGTTTCTGCAGTCTTATATTTATTACATCCCTATAGCACTCATCGTTGCTGGTGCTTATATATTCGCGCGTTTCCTGCCTGACTATTTTGGTATTCTTACCTTTGCAGGGATCATCATTGTTACCTATTTTTATGTAAAACATAATCGTTGGTTCTGATGGGAGTAGGGAAATCAACAGCCCTCACGCGCGCGCGCAAAAAAAGCCAACCCCGTACTCTCCAGGTGTTGGCCCTATCTTAAAGCTGCGACAATCTCACCATGTTAAAACACGTACGCATGTCCAGCGTAAATTCGTTAGAAACGACATGTGCCTTCAATCGATATACAGATGCTCAACTGGCGTGTAGCTACGCCTGCATCTAACGCGAAGTCAGATAACTTTACGCGAGCCGTATTCACGGCCAGGATTGTCCTGCCTGCTGCCTGAGTATTCCTTCTCTTACCTCCACACTGCCCGCCCCCCGGAAGGGAACTGGAATCCCTCTGGTATCCCTCTCTTTGGTCCACTGCCTAATCTACAGATATTTTACCGAACCGTAATGCCTTTACTTGCGTATTTTGCGTAGGGACCCGCCTTGCTTTAGAGATAATTACTCTATATTTCAATGAATTAGATTTAACCTCATAAAGCAACTCTCTTATTTTCCTGTTAAGCGCCCATCTTCACACTCTGTAAATTCTAAAGAAATCCCCCATCGCGCCGATCATCATCCGTGTGTATTATTTCCTGTAGCTTTTACAACAACTAACCTTAACTCAAATACTTAAGCGCCAAAGCGAAAGGCATCATGAGCACACCGATCAAA